GTCCTGAGACATAAACAGAACGTCAGTACCGATACCCTGCACAGAGTTTCTGCAGACACACCCTACTCCAGCAATGGTGTCCTCTAGTACCATTAGGGCGGGACTAAAGGCGTTACCGTAGACTAGTATGCTGTGCTTGCCTAAGATAATAAGCTTGTCGTTGTGAGCGACTAAAGCCCTAACCTCGTCGTACCCGTCAGGCCACGCTTTAGCCACGTTAATAGACCCGCTAGAGCCTCCTGAGAAGTCTGTGCCTATCAAGAGGTCTGACCAGTAGATAGTCTGTGTGTTGCTACCGTTGTCTACGACAAAAAGTCTACCGAAAGCCGCCAGTGCCTCGTGACAAAACAGGTTAGTGTTCGTGGGTGAGCCAGTGGCGTCACCAAACGTCCTGAGACCTGTGGCATCGTCGTACACGAGTGGCTCTAGGCCTCTCTGGAAGAAGTACGCCTTATCGTTGAAGTTTACGATCTTCCAGTTGTTCCCAGTAACTGTGTACCCTGATGGAGTAATGTCCACAAGCGTATCGTCAGGGTCAGTAGTCGTAGTGACCTTTAAGATTTCGTTGTTGCCAGTGACAAAGGTTTCTTCGTTACCAGCGTCATCGTAAAAGTGATGCACCTTGTGTGCGTAATCCGTCCCTAACAAGGAGCGGTTAGTAGTAAGCAGTTGTACGCCCTTACGTGCCGCAATACGCCCACGCTTGTCGATTACAGCGTTNNCGTTATCAGCAACGTCTGCAAAAGAGAAGTCCTGTCCGATAGGAGAGTCTTCTGTGTTGACTCCTTTGAAACCCGGAGCAACTAGATTAATGCTTTGTAGTGGCTGTGCCATGCACTAGTCTCCTTAAGGAGTGTACCAAATGGTTTCTTCGGGGTGCTTCTGTGCGTCTAGCGCGATAGCGTCACCCAGCGACTTGTCAGCGACAGCAAAGTACTCTGCAGTAGATGTACCGCCTGTCTCACCTCGCTCCCGTGCCAACAGAGCTACCGAAAGGTGTAGCACAGGCAGATACGGGATGATTAGCTGATCTGTATCGCTCACCAGCATCTTAGGTCGCAAGACTGTAGAACCGTCTGTAATCTCACCTCGGTTTACCACGTTGAACCGGAGAATCGTACCGTCCTCAGAAGGCTTGGGGTACACATCAATCTGAGTGTCTCCGTTGTTGTCTACGCCGTTAAACGTGTAGTACCTAGGGGGACCAGAGACGGGCTCCTGCATCATGTAACGCTGGTCAAACCAGATGGGAGTCCGGTACTCCATGTCCCAGTTGTCAGTGTCGTTGTACGCATGTAGGACCTTAAAGGAGTTCCCAGCGCCAGTCATGATGTAGTTAAAGATGTCTGAAGTGGTCTCTACGGTCAAGGTGGTCCTGAGTGCTGACCAGTCCCAAGCGTCCTCGACCATAGCCTTAGCATCGTTTACAAAGTCCCCTACCATCTTGCTGTACGTAGTAGACTGTACGCTAGAGACTTCATCTTCCCTGAGGCGTCTCATTACGTTGTTTACTATGTTTAAGTACGTCATCATACTATGTCACCTTTTCCTTGCAAGAAGCGAGCGATAGGGAAATTTGAGTTGCCACCTTGGTTGCCCGTGAACAGGGGTGTTACAAAGTCCTGTGCTCCAAACCTCCGGCGTCCTAGTAGCTGTGGGTCACCTGCGATGCCTATCTCCCCTACCTCTATACATAAGAGGCCACGGCCTCCTCCTCCACCGCCGCCACCAGAGCCACTGCCACCACCGTCATCAGGGGTTGTGGTAACATCAGTACAACATTCGTCCCACAGAGCGCCAGCTTCTCCCTCGGGTCTAGGTGATTCACACTCTACTAGAGTACAGTCAGCACCACCATCAGGCGGAGGGGGTGTAGTAACATCAGTACAGCATTTGTCCCACTGGACTCCTTCAGCACCTTCGGGTCTAGGTGATTCACACTCTACTAGAGTACAGTCAACGTCATCCTCGCCATCGTCACCTCCCGGAGTTGTGGTGACATCAGAAGGACACTTACCACCCTCGTAGTCCTCTGGGAACGTACCGTCTGCACACTCACTACAATCACTTTCTACAGTGGCGCGGTTGTCACATTCTTCAGGAGGTTGTCCGGTTAGAGGGTTGCCACAGAGTCCTTCCTCGTGCATGTCTGGAAC